TAAGGTAGATCCCAATCATCTACCCCGCGCAAAGTGTAAGGCCGGCCAGATCAGCGTAAGATTGCCGATTTTTTCCCCGCAATTAAACAGGAGGTAAAAGAAAATGGGAAAATGGGCCAACGTCACAAGTCAGTTGGAGATAATTCTGACTGACAGAATGCGCCATGAGCTGGCGCTCTGCAGCAATGCAGAGCGCCTAAAATTACGCGTAAAACATTCAGGTTATTACGACCCCGGCAACCCCTATGCTTGCAACGACACAGCAGTCCCGCCTGAATGGGACTGCGAAGTGCAGGCACTTGAAGGCGAAATACTAGCTGAAGATGACGGCGAAACGCCGCTATCTTCAGCACAAATAGCCGCCATCCTTGATGGCGGAGAGACGCTAGAGGCGATTTATTATGAATTGTGATCTATGCGTCTAAGCTTCAATCCCCGAGAATGGGGAACGGTCGGTCTGACCTATGCGTCTAAGAAGCAGTGACAGCCGGGAAAGACCGGCGCCTGCATGAGTAGCCAAGTGGTTAAAGGCTCCAGACTGTAAATCTGGCGGCGAAAGCCTACGAAAGTTCAAATCTTTCCTCATGCACCGATGCACCGACCTAGCAACGTTGAATAATATGCAACAGGAATATGAAAGGGGTAAGAAAATGGAAATCAGAATTAATGAACAACAAGGGAAATTGTATGCCGGCGCCCTGCCGAAGGGCGCTAAGATTATCGGTACTGTTGCGCGCAACAGTACCGATAAGGGAGCATTGGTTAAGCTCCCCAACGGGAAATTTGTACAAATCAACGCGGGGGTTATACGAACCCTGCCGTTGCACGAGATTGGAATACCAGAATAACCCGGGCTGATGCCCGCAACTATGCTTTTTTCAAAAAAAAGAAAGGCGGTGAAATAATGCAGAAGTACACTGTTCTTAATAAAGGCGTGGAAACGCCTTTTGTGGGTAAAATTCTTGCCACAACCGACACGAAAAAGACCGATAATTGTCCGGTATGGACAGAGTTTGAGATTTATTTACGCGATGATAATACTTATGTGGTGAATGTACTGCGTAAATACATTTCAGGCGAAAGCAACGGCAGATCGTTCTTTTGCAGCGACCTTTACGCAGTGCAAAATTGCCTCGGGCACCCAATTTATCGTAGAGTGGCTTTCCGCGCGCAAATGTGTTACAACTTCGCTCGCAAGGCGCTTATAGCTGATGGAGTCATACAGGCACACGAATACCCGCTGACACTTGACGCAGAAGACAGGCCGGCCATGATTACACCAGAGCAGAAGCGTGATTTAACCGAGATTTACGATGAAGATGATGAGTTTGATTTTACCGAATAAAAAAGAGGTGCTAAGTGATTCAGAAAATGAGTGATAATGAGTATTTCGCCCATAAAGGCATTAGCCAAACCTTCCTCAAGGCGTTCAGGCGTTCGCCGGCTCATGCTTTGTGGCAGCTAAAACACCCGCAAGAGCCAAGTTACGCAATGCAGGTCGGCACTTGCCTGCACGCGCTAATACTGGAGAGCAAGCGGGTGTTTGTTGCTTTACCAGAGAGCGCAAAGGGCAATAGTGCTGCTGCGAAAGCTGTTAAGACTGAGTTTTATCTTGAACATGCGGGCAAAATCATACTTTCAGCCGAAGACGCAGCCAAGGTTGAGAGTATGGCCGAAAGTGTGTTGAACCACTCCGGAGCGCGTGCAATCCTTGATTTAGCCGGAGAATCGGAACTGCCGATATTCTGGAGCGAAAACGGGCTGGAAATGAAAGGGAAGATTGATCGCGTCAATCCACTTGGAGTGATTGATATAAAGACCACAAAAGACGCAAGGTTGAGCGAGTTTGCCAAGTCTGTTTATAACTATGGCTATCACGTTCAGGCGGCGCATTACTTGGCAGGGGCAGCGGCTAACGGGCTTCCCGCTGATGATTTTATTATTATTGCAGTCGAAAACGAAGCACCATACTGCACCGCACTACGCAAAATCGACCACGTATCAATCATGGAAGGAGAACAAGAAAGGCAAGAGTTAATAGCGAAATATAAGCAATGTGTGGAAACAAATCACTGGCCGGGTTATAATGACGAAATCGAAACCGTGTCAATACCAAAATGGGGTTTTAAACATATCATAAACGAGGAGTATTAAAATGGAAGAAAATAAACAGATGACTACCAACGGCACTGAACTGGCCGCAACCGCTTCGGCAGCGATGGCAAAGGCTGAGATTGAATCGGCTTATATCATGGCAATGCGCAAGCCGCGCTCATGGGCTGACGTGAGAGCTAAGATTATTGCGGCATGTGAGCGCCCCGTATTCGCGATGAAGGCCGAATACGCAAAGCCGATGGGGAAAGACAAAATCAGCGGGCCGTCTATTCGCTTTGCCGAAACCGTCATACAGGCGGCAGGCAATATCAAAACGTCTGCAACCGTGATTTATGATGACGAGAATATCAGAAAAGTGCATGTGCAGGTTATTGATCTTGAAAATAACATCAGCTATGGCAAAGAAATCACGTTGCAGAAAACCGTTGAACGCTCATACTTGAAACAGGGGCAAGAGCCGCTTTCTACGCGCCTGAACAGTTACGGCAAAATGGTTTATATCGTGCCCGCGACCGAAGATGAACTACTAGTTAAGCAGGCAGCACAGGAAAGCAAAATCATCAGAACTTGCGGCCTTCGCATGATTCCGCAGGACATCGTAGATGAGGCTATGGAAGTTGCACGCAATACCCGCCGGAAGAACATTGACCCGAAAGCTGAAACAAACAAGATTCTTGATGCTTTTGCAAAAATCGGCGTTAAACCTTCTGACATTTCGAGCTACCTGAAAAAACCGATTGAGCAGATTGTGGCCGCTGACATTGATGATTTGCGGCAGATTTATACCGCGCTAAAAGACGGCGAGGCGCGTTGGTCTGACTTTTTGGAAGATGCTACCATCGTTGATGGTAGCATCAAAGAAGATGCAAACGCAAAACTTGCAAGATTGATAAAAGAATCTGATGCAAAAAAGCTGGTTGATAAGCCTGCCGAGACAGCTGACGCAGACCCGAAGGCCGCCGAAATATCGGAAAAGAAAGGAAAATAAGCAAATGCGGGGTAGGCTTGCCCCGCTTATTTACACCATGAGAAAAATCGAACAGGACATTCTGAACATACTAAGAGACGACTGCTACATGACCCGCAAGGTGATTATGAAGCGCACCGGCAGAAGCAAAACGCCAGTTTATGATGCTATTGCGTCGCTATTGGACGCCGATTTGATCGATGAAACTCGCGTGGTTACGCTTGATAGCAACCGAATTGAGAAAGCGTATATGAAGATAATCCAATGAATAGCAAGAAAAAGATGAGGGTAATAAATGAATAAAATAATAGTAACGGGCTGCCTTGGCAGAGATGCAGAATTGAAAGTTTTGCCAAGCGGCAAAAACGTCCTTGAATTTTCGATCGCCGTAAACAGCGGATCCGGCGACAATAGAAAGCCTTCCTGGTGGAAGGCGAAGCTGTTCGGCGATAGGGCCGCGAAACTTGTAAAACACTTTGTAAAAGGCACAAAACTGATGATCGAAGGCGTGCCGGAATTGCGCGAGTACGAAGCCAAAGACGGCAGCAAGAGAATCAGCCCCGAAATTTTCATGGGCGATTTTGAATTTATTGGCGGCAAGGGGTCCGAATCGAGTCCTGTCGCGCCCGCTGATGTCGGGGCAGATGATTCGAGTGTGCCGTTCTGATTTATGCAACGCAACCGCAGAGGCAGACCACAAAAGGGCAGTAAACGCCGCCGCATTTATGTTTGTGACACTGCCTTAATCAACCGCTCAATAATGCCGGACGAGGCTCTTGCAATGGTGCAAGGGCTGCCCGGCAGTTTATGGGCTAATGCAATTCCACGGCAAAAACGGCAAAGAAGCGGTATTCGAAAGGTCGATAACGAATTGTGAGTAAATACAAAAACGGCAAAGTTGTCATCGACGGTATCAAGTTCGATTCGGGCGCAGAGGGAGAGCGATACAAGATTCTGAAGGCCAAAGAAAAAGCAGGATTAATTAAAAATCTTGAGTTACAGAAAACATACCCATTACTTGTAAACGGCCTGAAAATATGCGATTACCGCGCTGATTTTGTTTATGAAGTTGGCGGCAAAACGGTTGTTGAGGATGTTAAAGGGCAACTGCATGATGTTTTCAAGCTGAAATACAAGCTGATGTATGCCTGTCATGGTATTATTTTGCTGATTACAAAAGCGCTTTATCGGACGATGAACAAAGTAAAGTATATCGTGGGCTTTGAGCAGAACAGTGACGGGCTTGTGCTGCCGAAAACGCCGAAAGCAAAGGGGAAAAAGGGGAAATGAAAAAGCAAAAACTGCAACCGATTGATTATTACCGCATTTCAGAGCTACAAAAGCGCCGTGTTGCCCTTTGGAAACATGCGCATACTTTACCGGATAGCGACCCGAAAAAAGCTGAAATTATAGAAGCGGCGCAAAAAATATACGACGGTCTTGTGAAAATAGGCTTTGCGCCATGAATCATACTGCTGACGCGGTAAAGAACCATAAAAGCTGGATAACAAATAAAGAGTTTTTTGAACGCACCTTGAGTGATTACCGCGCCAAGTTTAACGGTGAAAAAGACGATTGTATCATCATTTTTGCCGATAAACGCACTGGCAATTTTAATTACTCATCGAATACAGCTGAGGATAAGAATCTAACGCCGTTTGAGCTGACAGGCATACTTGAAGTAGTGAAACATGCGACCATCTCAGATGCTTATGTGGTTAATCTTTCTTGTCGTGACCCGAGCAAGATCCACAAGCTCCTTGTAGATCTTCAAAACGCTTTACGGCGGCCAATCTTTCAAGCTCAAAGAATATTGCGCCATCTTCAGGGTGCCGCTTAATGTGAATATCGGTTAGCTTGTTTGCTCGGGCTTCTGTCAGCAAATACCGATCAAGAAACAGTTCTCGCATGCTTGTTTCGTGCTTTTGTGTTTTTCTAGTCTGAAAAAATGCCCATATTGAGAAGATAAACACACACACAAGCATAATCGTAAGCCCGATGACGATGATTTTTTCTGGTGTTGCAAGTAGCATGAATGACGCGGCAATGCTACTGAGGATTTTGACAAGGATTCCGATATTCAAATCTTTCACGCTCTGCGCTCCAAATAGGGTATAGTTTGAGTATATCACAAAAACTTTTTTATTCCAAACAATTATCGCTTGCATCAGAAATCAGATTGTGTTATCCATAAGTTATGGAACGAAACTTAAAAAGAGGTGTTATTATGAATAACGGGCAGATAGTCAGCTACAAATGTCAGTGGCTTGTGCTCTACAAAGCAGCAGGCAACTTCTTGTTGCTTGATTTCGCAAGCTACATGGAAATCTACAACAACGCCTGGACGGCTGAAGACGTGCTGGCAAATGATCGCTTTCTGGCCAATAGTATTGGTGTGATTGGTGCGATCACACCAAGCCTTGAGGATTCTCTGGGCGGTTTTGCTCATAAGAAAGACATTATCGCCACAGATCAGCGAATCGCCACAGATCAGCGAGTAGAGGAAAAGACCTATGACAGGGGGGGGTATTGTGGATAAAATTATTGTCGTTTTAAATCATGTCACTCCTGAATTTGTGGTCAATGAAGCTGTTGGCATGCCCTACGACACGCAGCCAAGTAGCGAGCTGACTAGCAAGGTTATCGGCATAAAAAAGCACCTTTCTTGCGCCGAGCACATCATTATGAACTGGCACGTTGTCGGGGCGAGTCGTCTTGAGTTGCAAGAGCACATGCGGCATAGAATGGCAAGCCCTACCGTGAAAAGCACCAGATACACGATTGATAAAGACTTTTTGCGTGATTATGCGCTGAATACCGAAGATTTGTTTGTTACACCTGATTTAAAGAATCTGCCAGTCGAACAGGCCGCAATACTTAACGCGCATTTATCATTCAGCGCCGTTTCTGCAATCAGAGCCATTAAAGAGTGCAAGCATGCGAAAATACCCAACGATTATATCAAGTATCTCTTGCCAGAAAGCCTGAGAACTAGCTTTTCGTGGACAATCAATCTACGTTCGTTTATCAATTTTCTTAAACTAAGAACCGATAAACATGCACACTTTGAGATTAGGCACGTCGCAAATGAAATGCGGCGCAAGATTAGCGAGAGTTTGGCTGCGAAGTATGTTGATGAGCTTCTTAATCAGATGGGATTGTAAATAAACGCCCACCACAAATCTGAACATACAATCGCAAATCGCGAATAGCAAAAAGCCGGGGCATAACAACCCCGGCCTTTATTTTGCCTGCAATTATCGCCTAATTGCTATCAACCCGCCGATAATCAGCGTATATAGAATATCTTTCGCCTTATTTCTGCGTTTTAACCTTTTTAATGATTTCTTCGCACTGTTCAATGATTCTGACTGCATCAGCAGTTTCTTTCGCTGATCGTTCAATGCCAGTATAAATGTGTTCGATTCGCCTTTTGTTAGTTCCAATTCCTTTTGTGACGCTGCCAATTCTTGCGCTGTGACTTGCAAGCCCTGTTTGTAGCTCTCGAGTTTCTGACACAAGTTGATTGTTAAGTTTTTCAAATTGTTTAAATTCGCGGTCAAGCTGGCTATCTGCGCCTTTGTAATAGTGTATGATTCCAAGGCAAACAATGACGACGAACAAAATACCAACGACAATGCCAAGCAAACTGATCTTAATTTCATTCACTTTTCACCTCTGCGTTTGCGTTTGCGTTTGCGTTTGTTGCCACGATTGCCGATGCAACGCCCGCGTAAGAACGCGCGTTTAGCCACTTATCGACAACGCGCATGCTTGAGCTAGAAGCCGCTGAAAGAATGGCAAACAACTCATAATTGAATTTATCAGGGTTGTTGATGCAAGTCCAGACAGAAATAAATATGAATAGGCCGTAACCGATGAACGACAGCAGTTTTGTGCTGCTGAGGATCCCGTCATTACCAAGAAACATGCCAAAAATTGATTTCAAAAACACTCGCATATTATTGAAACTCCTTATAGATTAAATTTACGGTAGCAGTGCCCGCAAGCATGCCAACCATCGCCGAGATCAAACAGCTCTGCATTTTCTACCTTGCAGCTTTCATTCCCGCAATACCATGCGCCGTTTTCGGCCTTAAAGGGCTTTGTAAAATACTTCGGCATTGGCGGTTCTGCTTCACATATTCGTTGCAGTTTTTCATCTTTGCGCTGTTCCTTCTTTTTGTGGCTCAAGATCAAGCCCCTTTCGGTCTAATTTTAAAGCCATGCTATCATTTTACGCCGATTATTTCAAGCTGAAAGCCTTCGGGGGCAAGTCTGAGTAGTGCGTCCATTTTGATTCTACTTGCTGAAATATCAAGTATTCCATCTTTGTTGATATCTACAAAGGCCGAGCCAACCAAGATGCAGCCAACAGAATCGGGGTGCCCAGTCTTTGGGTTTTTGCTGCCGATATAGTTGCCGGCATGGAATAACACCCACTCACGCGGCGAAGTGCCCTCAATGATGAAATGATTGCCGTATTTTGCAGACTTGCGCGGCTTTACATTGTAAATGCCTGCCGGTATGCAGCTTTTGCCGATTGCATCGTTTAACCACGGCGGTTCTAGCGTCACAAATTCCAACTGTTTTTCGTGGCCGTTAAACAGCATTGCGCGGCCTTGAGTCTGCTTCCCGTTGTCGCGTAATCGTTTGATAATTAGCTTTTTCACAGCAATTCCTTTCTTATGCCCAAAAAGCCGCATTGCTGCGGCAAAGCTGGAGATATTAAAGAGAAAAACTAACACATTTGTTCGATCTTAGCAATTAATTCGTCGCGCTGATATTCTGTGATTTTACCCGCCTCGTAAAGTTTTTCTATCTTTTCTGCAAGCCCGGTTGTTTCGCGTGCATTTATGGCGGCTTCTAATACCTTGTAAAGCATGATTATACCCCGCTTTCCGCGTCTATTAACGCACATTCAAGGTCGATGATTCTTTTCGCCATTTGCAGCTTTTCCCATTCATCGCGGGAATATAGCCGCACGTCATAACGATAGACGGTTGATGTTTCGCCCGTCATTTCGTCAATTCGCTCTGATTCCACCACGTTTTCGTTAACATAAACGGTAGTTGGAGAGCTAGTATCGTCGATTGGTAATGGCATTGAGCCGGATTCAGATTTGAACATTTTCATTTTCCAGGTAACTCCTTTAAGTATGTCGATTGCTTGCCGCTTACGCGGTGTGAGAGCTGGCCGCCCTCAAACACCCGCTAAACGGCATATTTAAGAAAGGAGAGCGAAGCACCAATGGACGAACCCGCACCGCCCGCAGTGGACAGACTGCACGCCCACGACCCACAACCACCAGCAAAAACGCGGCTGCCACCGACAAGGGCCACATTAAACGCGCCTGCGGCCGGAGTTGCATAATATAGGCTATCGGCGAAATGAGTAGAGTCGCTGCCACCTGCGGTTGTAGGCAGAAATCCTGCATCAGTGAGAGTTCCAGCCGTGATATATTGCCCGCTAGTGCCGGTCGGGGTAATGCCCGTGTCGGTATATCCTACGCCAGTCAGCGAGTATGGCGGCGTTGCTTTGACCAGTATATGCGCAGCATCGTTGTAGAGCAGTCCTGATAATCGTTTCCAGTAGTTGCCCCAAAAATGCTCGATAAAAAATACCTTCACGGCTGCGTCAGTAGCATCATCGCCCCAAAAGCGGCCCTTATTTTTCAGCGCGCCCGGCGCAATATACGCAGATGAATTGCTATTGCCCTGCCCGTAAACAGCCTGGAAATTAGTCGATTTGCAAATTAGAGCGAGTAAATACGTGATAAAATCCCGCTGAGATTTGTAATTGATGTGCCAACCAGCGCCGTTGGCTTCTGCGTAGGTAATTTCGGTTGCGGCTGTCTGACTTGCCATCATCGCGCCCGCCGCGATTGATCTCAGCTTTGAGTTTACGTTAGAGCCCTCAAACATTGCGTAATACATCTTGTCGGCAATCTGACCAGTTGCGTCTTTGAACGCGTTCGCGTGGTAATTTTCGTCATATTGCACGTTTGAAAAGATAATATACTGATACGTTGCGTCCTCGTAGGTTCGCAGCCATAGCCGCTTAAACTCAGCCATGGCGTTACCACCGTATGCCGTATTAGAGACATCGGATGCAGTCACGCCGTCGAGTTTTTTGGTTTGATCGTCTCTGTGCAGCTCGTAGTCTACCGTGCCATTGTAAAGCAGCATGACAGGCCGGTTAACGGCATCACAAAATGGTTTCCAGTCGCCATACTCAAACTCGCCACTCGTATAGTTCATCGCAGCGGGAGTCATGCCAACCGCGTCATAGAGGTAGGTTACGCGGGTATCGGGGTTAGAATCGGCCTTCTCAATTCTTATACCCCATCGCTTCGTTAATGCGCCGCGAATAATATTCGCGTATTCATCGAATTTCACGCCAGTCATGTTCTGCTGCATTGAAAGCGCGTCTTTAATATCGTTTTTAATCGCGATATTTTGAGTGAGCATTGCGGAAAAAGTTGTCATATCGTTTTACCCCCATGAATTGCAAGGTTATAGGTCATAATAGCATTAATGCTATTTAATACCAATTTTATGTGATTATTTTTCATTTCTTTTGTTCTTTTCTAGATATTCGATTCTTCTTACAAGTTCAGAGTTGTCAGCCAGTAATTTTTGGCAGACCATGACCAATGCCGACACGGTTTTTGTTAAATCTCTGCCGTCTTCGACATATTCTGTGCCATCGATGTTTTTTTGTAAAATACTTTTTTTTGCCTTTTTACTTAGTCTCTTATAATCTACTTTGCCATTGATAGGCTGCATGGTGTTGATTATTTCAAGCGCTTCTTCCAAGCTTTCGGGCATTTCTGTGCGATCGGTGAATGACAGAGCACTACAGTCGTTGCCGATATATACATTGGCATTAGTATAAAAGGCATAATAACTTAATGTTGCAAGATTGATATGTAGTGGTGCTTCGTAGTATGTTGCGCCAGATGTCGGGCGAAATAGCATTTGGTCTGTATAAGTTATGCCATCAATTTTTTCGATCCTTTTAGATTCAAGCTTGTCCTGATTAAGCAAAATACTGAAGCTGCCGTTATTGCTAGAATTTCTAAAATAACCATACTCACAACCGATATCGCCAGTTGTAGCGTTAAGTCTGACTTTGCCACCATAGCCGCCACCGCTAGCGCCTGAAACGAATATCTCGGACACGTCCACAGAGAAACCACCAATAGTGCCGCTAGTTGAATGGATTGCCCCGTCATGTCCAACTGAAAATGGCGCACTCTCAGGCGTAGTGCTGCCAGCCCAGAAAGCCTTCTTCGATGGATCCGTGCTGATTCCGATAGCTGTTGTGCTTGCGCCCGCTGTTAAATCGGTAGTTGCAAGCGCAAAGCCTGCAATATTACCGCTAGTCGCATTAACGGTGCCCGCAACGGTCAGCACGTTTGTCGCAGAGTTCCACGTTAAGCCATGATCGCCGGTAGTGCCCGCTAATGCAAAGTTACCGTTAGCGTCCATGTAGGTTTTCCAATCAGAGCCATTGTGATAACCCAAGTAGTTCGCGCCAACAAACAGCCCCGCGCTAGTTGGTGCTACTGTCGACTTCGGTATAACTGCCGTTGTCACACGATTGTTTATATCGAGTGTGCTATCGACTCGCAAAGCCACTGAACCTGCCGTATCTTGTGCCAAGTCTGCAATTATTTTTGATTTTGCGGCGATTGCGTTTAATAGCGCGGTTCTAGCGTCGTAATAGGCTTTCCACGCGTTCCGGAACGTAGAACCGGTTATGTCAGTGGTTACGCCAATATTTGCGTCGGCAATCCATGACGGTATGCCCGTAGTCCACGTTGAGCCTGCGTTTAAGTATGTTGCAAGAGCCAGAAAAGCTGCGACATAAGCACTATTGAGCGCCAGAATATCAGGCGTAGGCGGCACTGTGATTATTTCGCTATCAATAACCTGCTTTACAAGACTATAATATTCAGCTTCTTCGGCTGAAAATGCCGCGTAAGTTTGCGCGGCAAATGCCGGTTCCGCGTTGGATTCATCAAGAAGCGTGTTCAATTTCGTCCAACATTCCGCCCAATAAGCATCAGAAGCTGTTTCGTTGAAGCTGCTTTCTGCAATTCCTATTGTAAAGCCAGCAATACTCATAGCATGAGTGCTGTTCACTGGCTGTTCTGCAGCGATAATATCCCATTCTTTGCGAGCTGCTTGTTTTTCAGATGGCACAAATTTATTGTCTGCTGCGATATTGGCAAGCAGATTATTTGCTGTCGCCGCGTTATTTAGCGCCGTAGTTGCGGTAGATTGTGCGGTCGCGGCATTAGAAACGGCAGTATTAGCCGTTCCTTGTGCTGCATCTGCCAAGTCTTTGGCCTTTGCAGCAATCGCGTTGAGCAAAATAGTTCTCGTATCGTAATATGCTTTCCAAGTGCTGCGAAAGGTTGTTCCCACGATGTTGGTAGTAGTGCTTAAATTGGCATCAGCAATCCAGCTAGGAATGCCGCTTGACCAAACCGAACCTGCATTAAGATAATTGGCAAGCGCTTGAAATGCGTTATTATAGTTAGTGTTTTCGGTTGTAATGCCAAAAACGGTTGCCTGTGCGTTATTCTCGCCCTTTTCCGCAGCGATAATATCCCATTCTTTGCGAGCTGCTTGTTTTTCAGACGGCACAAATTTATTGTCTGCTGCGATATCGGCAAGCAGATTATTTGCTGTCGCCGCGTTATTTAGCGCCGTAGTTGCGGTAGATTGTGCGGTCGCGGCATTGGCAAGAGCGTTTGCGGCATTATCGCGAACGGTTGCCGCTGCCGTGCCAGCGACCTTGGCGGTATCAGCAGAAGTATGCGTGCTAGTAACGTCTGCGCCAGCCTCAATGCCGGCTAATTTATCGCCTTCTGTCGAGTTGATGCCAGCGAGATTAGTCGGCTTGTCGGTAAGATTGCCATAGCCAGAACCAGAAAGAATTGAAATAGCGCCAGCAATAGTGAGAACGCCCGTGTTTGCATTCCAACTTAATCCGTGTGTGCCGCCGCCGATTAAGGCAAAGTTGCCGGAATTATCCATATAGGTGCGCCACGCGCTGCCACTATGATAGCCTAGATAGTTTGATCCAAGAAACAGCCCTGCACTGGCAGGAGTAACAGCAGTTGTGGGTATAACAGCGGTTACGAGCCGGTTGCTTGAGTCTAAGCCGCTATATGCTCTGCCTGCGCCCGTTTTTTCGTTGGCGGTAGTTTTTTTATAAATCGCGCCGTCACTAATACCATCAAGATTGTCTGCGCTAACAACCGCGCCAGCATCGCAGAAATTAGTAATTCCAGAACCTTCTGAAATTTGAATAGCCCCATTAAGCCGCAATCTGCCACTGGTTGAGTCGTAAATCAGATATTCGCCGGTCGGATTGCCGATTGCAATACCGTAAATATCATCATTAATCGTGCCCCAACCGTTCAAGTTGCCGATTCTAAGCCTAATATCAGTGCCGTTCCACGGTTCGCCTGAGTGCGTATAAACGTCCATCAACGGCGCTTGTCCGTCTAACAAAATACCGCCGCTGCCGGGTATGCCGTAATTTACAATAGCTTGCCCTGCTGTGATTACAAAAGGTTCGCCACTTTCTCCAGTAACCGACAGAATATTACCGGTTATTGCTGAAATTCTGCCCCAGTAATCGCTTGTCAATCCATCTTTAACGCGGATAATATCACCAACCTTGAATTGGTCAGCGTTTTCGGTTTCTATCGCAGTTTCGTTGTCACTCAAATACGGCTCGAAAATCGGCGGGTTATCTATTGCCCTTGCAACTTCATCAAAGTAGCCATTTTCAAGCGTTTCAAACGTCGCAAAAGTCATAATTGGAATTGCCGGGGTTGCGGTTGTTAAGTCAAGCAAATCCATCAACTGAGCCCAACAAGCCGTTAAATAAGCGTCTTTTGTTGCATCGTTGTAATCATCTTCTAAGATTGCACAAGTAAACTGATTAAAGCCCATTGCAACGCCTAATTCGTTGTAGTAGGCTAATTCTGCCGCGTAATATTCGGCGTAATCGGCAAAGGTAGCGGTTGAGTATGTGTAACTTGCGCCCAAAAGTTCATTTAATTTATTGAAACATTCTTCAAGATAAGCATTTGCAGCAGCATTTAAAAAGTCGACATAGCTGTAATCGGTTACAACTCCGGCAGGGCGTATCATTGTTCTGCCGCCGACAACGCTTATTTCATCTTTCTCGAAAACCGCCGTTTTAACCGCGCCACGCGCTCGAATATTGTTAAACTCTGCATTGCCGTCTTGGTTGATTTTCCAGCCTTTATTACCTGAAACGAAATCAAGGGTCTGCAACACCCCGGTAGAATCTAGCTTTATGTTGCTTGATTGTAGATATGTTGAGAAGATTTCCCAGCCACCAATATGACCTGCGGCAGCAGTTAAAAGACCGGCGAACTCAGGGTCGCCAGATGTGGGTACAAAAACTTTGCGAACGCCTTTCTCCCACATTTCAATCCCGTCGCCAGTGAATTTAACGCCGTCTACGGCTACGCCTACGTCTTGCGCGGTTCGGAAATCCTTTGCGACGATCTGATCGGCGGTAATGTCGTTAGATTGAATTTGCCGCGGGAAAACTGGCGAGCTATAGGCAGACCATGCAGACGCAACGCCATTCATATCAACTGCGCGGGCTGAGTATTCGTATGCCTCGCCAAATACCAAATCATCATAGGCTTTATCAAAATAAATGCGCGTTGTAATTCTTTCGTTCATTACTGTAGCAACTTGCGTGCTATAAACGCGCCGTCTAAGCTCCCAATGGGAAAAACCGCGTTTTAAATCGCCTGCAATATTAACCTGGATCCCTATGGGAATGCTGATTGTCGTTACAGTTGGCACATTCTGAGTTTCGCCGGTTGAATTTGCAGACGTTGCATTTATCGACCAATTATCGTTGGTATCACGTGCTTTTACGCGGAAAGTCAGTGTTGCGGTTGTCTGATCTTCATATTTGTAGGTTGTGCCTGCAGTTCTGCCAACAAAATCAGCATCATCCCAACCTGTGCCGCCCATGCGGATTTCGTAATAATTTATATCAATGTCCGAAACAGGCGACCAGTTCAGCAATACACCGTATTTCTCGATTACGGCGGTAAAGCCGGTGACATCTTCTGGCTCTTTATCTTTGCCTAGTAAGGCCTGACTTGCAAGCGTAGTCCATGCGCTTCTGAAAGCGCCGCTTGTGTCTTGCGCTCGAACGCGGAAATTGTAAGTGCCGGGAACGATATTCAAAATATCAATGCTGGGAAATTGCGTGATGTTAGGCTCTATTGTGCGCCATTCTTCGCCAGCTAGCTGATACTGAACCTCAAACCAATCAGCACGCGGGTCATTAGGGCGAGTCCAAGAAAGATTTACGCATGCGAGTATTGCAGAGCCGGTTTGCTTAAGAAACTCCGAAATAGCAAGGCCGGTTGGTGCCGGCAGTGGGCCTGACGGGAAAGCGGTAAAATCGGCTTCGGCAAAGTTTAACCCAGTTTCGATTGAATTATATTTGTTCGGGTCGTAAAGCATAGCCGTGACCTGATAAATATGCGGTTCATCTTCCGAAATGCTGATAACGCGCCATTGTCTAGGCTCTACGGTGCCTTTTTTTAGCAACCATGAGGCACCAGCGCGCGGTATGGTTGTAAGTTTTGCACTATCAACCGTTATTTCATCGGTGTTGGTGTTAGCAAGCACAGCCACGTCGAGAGCCAATATCGTGCCATCGGCAAGGGTTAGCTGAAGCTCTGAGGTATCGCCCGCAACGCGGGTAACGGCGCGGTCGAGCTTGATTGTGTGCGTGGCGGGGCTGCCGTTATCAATTACGTCAACGATAAGCCCGAAAAGCTGCTCCCCGCTGTAATTAGGGTCTGCAATGTTGATAACATCGCCGGGCCGCAGGCTGAAATGGTCGAAGCCGGCTTTATAGGTGACAGTATCAGGAGCGTCATTATCAGAAACAATCGCCCATTTGCCCCATCTGCGAGCTAATCCGCGTGAAGTGCATCCGAAAGCGTTAATATCAACAGGTCTATAACCATACTTGCGGATTGCTTCTGTGTCTTCGTAAAGCTCGACATTCAGCTTGTAACCATCGTCTGGGTTATTCCAACTAACGCGGGCAACGGTATGACGAGCCTTTCTACTTGCGCCCTGATAAGTAAAAGTGCCGTCGATAACATTTGCCGGGCCAACGTTTAACACCGGGTCAGATGGCATATCGGCAACCGGCGTAATCATGCCGCCTGAGTGATAAAGCATGCCGCGAAAAGCCGAAGCAATCGCCGTTAAAAGCTCGTAAGCCTCTGACTGTGAATTGATAACGCATGAACAAGTATAACGTGGCTCTTGCTCACCGTTTGGTGCATCTACAAGCTCATCACAATATTGCGCAATAGCATAAAGCGCATATTTATCAATCTGAGTAGCGTCGATGTTGTCACCGAGTCCGTAACGCTTGTTTGTCAGCAAATCGTAGAAAATCCAAGCCGGGTTGTCTGTCCAATCAGTTTTGAACGTGCCATTCCAAAGGCCGGTATAGGTGCGCTCGTAGGGGTCGTAATTCGTCGGAATCTTTACAAGCAAGCCCATGTAATCGTAGGAGCGATTAGGAATATTGCCGCCGAAAGACTCTGCATCAATCGACAGCCGCACGCCATCGATATTAGGCCATGAAAAGCGATTGTCAATAATTTCGGTATAAGAAAACCAGTACAAATCGTCTTGAATGTTTGCGGCGACGTTATCATCGCTTATTCTGACAACTTTAACATCCCACGGTGCGCCGCCGTCAGGCAGGTTTACAAGGTAGCTTGCGTCATAGGCTGAAACGGTTTTGCCTTGAATTTCAAGCGCTTTTTCGACGAATTGCCTTGCGCTTGTGCCGGTTATGCCTTTATTAGAAACCACTCTAGCCTGATAAATGCCGGGCACAAGGTTGGTAACGCTGCGAGTAAATGTTTGTTGACCGAGTCGATTATTATAATAGCCGCGCTTATCGGCAGAAGGCGTTGATTTAGGAATTGTTACGCTGCCGAACGTTATCCAATCGCCCCAAATGCCGCCAATTTTTTGGCGGTATTGAAAAGCGCCGGTAATTGCGGCAGAAGCAGTGCCGCCGGGGTAGGTAGCCGTAACCTCAATGCCGGTCGCGCCGTCATCGGTTTCACTGTTATAGGCCGGAAGGCTCTCCCATTGGCTGCCTGCGCTGACAGGGGCATAAACCCCGCCATTAGGCTTAACGTAAATATTAAATCTGATTGTGCCGCCGGTTATATCGCCGGTCGTTGTATTGGTGGTTGTCAACGCCGGAACACGCATGGTAATGCGCAGAGCATCAAGGCTTGCATTAGTAATTGTGCGCGTAACCGACCCATCGCCGCTACCGCTGCCTTCAGGGTTGTTTTTTGTGACTTTGGTTGCAACCGAAACTTCGTTTTCAGAAGCCGGGAAAATGCCGGGGTAGATGGGTTTTGTCGAGCCAGTCGGAACAGTGACGGGAAGCTCTTGCAGATCGCGGCTTACGTCAAAATTAGGGAAATTATACGTGCCGTCCTCGTTCTGCACTGGCGTTTCATCAAGATAAATACTCTTTGCGCCATTAAACAAGCCCTTTGTTGGGCCTTGTGAAACAATATCGATGATATTAAATTTCGCTCTTGAGCGTAGCGTATTTGGCGCTTCCGTAGGCATTTTGTCAATCTCCCGTTAGATGTTTACAGTATCCATGCCTTGAGCAACAACCTGAGAACCGCATCGGATTCGGCCATACACTAATGGTATCACGTTTCCCTGTTCTGTCGTATTTGTTGCACCCTGGAAAACAAAAGAAGGTCGTCTATCGGCAGGCTCCATGCTAGACATGCTGAAGGTCGGTGTTTTGGCGTTCATTTTCGCAAGACCGCCGAGGGAGAGCACCGCGCCGATCAGCTTCAACTTCCCCGTGGTTGTGCCAAGAAAGCCTGCCAATCCCGCACCAACACCGGTAAACGCAAGACCTACCAGCACAATGCCGGTTATCAACTGCCCTAATCCTTTTTTACCGCCTGAGCCTGCAATAATCGGGATAAAGTGAACTTCGTCGCTTGCAATGTTCATCTGCACTGTCTGTTCATCAAGATACCAACCGCGCCGCAATTCGCCTTTGATGATCTTGTAATCATAGCTTTCAAACTTTTTTTGAAAACCTTTAACCATTAAGCAAAGAGCGCGAATAGCTTCAAGCGGCGTATTGATTGCCAATTCGATACAATTCCCGAACTGTTCACCAAGAGCGCCGTGTAAATATACTTTTCTTACTGCTTCCATGTGTTTACCCTTAAACTAATTTTGGCGGCCGTGGCGGGCCGTTTCCTGCGAATTGTTCATACCTTAAACATACATTCATTGTCCGAAACCACCTATTTAAATCTGCTCGACATGATAATCTTTCTGCGAGATGGTGAATGATCTCTTGTTCATTGAGAACAACCGCGCCGTGATTGATAATGCCGCGACCGCAAACAGAGCCAAGAATAACATCACCCGGTTTAAGCATTTTTGGCGTTATTAGCCGAAAATGCGCATAACTGTAATTATCAAGGTAAATATTTTGCCCCTTGTCGATAAAATGCTTGTCGCGGGGAAAGTCAGGCAAATTTATGTCATACCAAAGTTTATAAGCGTCGCGAATCAAAGAAAAGCAGTCCATCGAGCCTGAACGGTATTCGCGGCCTATCAATGGCGGGATAACATCGCTGCCCCACGAAAAAAAATCAACTGGATTGCCGGTAGAATCAAGAACCGCAACACACCACGGCATAGCGGTTGATTGCTGAAAGTGCATGTCAGCGATAGATGGGCTTTTTTCGCCGTTGGTATGCGAGTGAAACAGGGCGATAATATCATCGCGATTCGCCGTCACCTGAAAATATTCTTTCATGCAGAAATTTTCGTTCGGCTCGGGGTCGATATTTGTGCATGGGAAATAGCCGATTGAGCGCGTAAACACGCCGCAAGCCTCTTTCGGGAACTCACGCCTCGCATGTTCTAATGCTTTTTCGATATCTTTTTGCTGCAAATCTTTCGGTTGTCGAGGACAATTCATGCAAAAGAACCTTTCTTTTATCGTCTGTAAGCTGTAATTCCGGGGAAAGCAAGAAACGGTAAAACTGCGGTATCGCCAAATCGGCGCTTGCACTCTGACAATCGCTTGCCGCATTTGTCTGCGGCCATTGTAACTACATTGCCGTCTACATCAAAATAACCAGTGCCGTCATAAGGGCAACCACCGTCAGCGGGCAAAATATACTCAAAGCTAACCGGGCTTGTCGCGCCGTTATAGCGTCTGTATTTTAGCTGACACATATCTTTGAGGAATAGCATTTTCGGTATCATTACGCCTTCTTGGTCTAGTACACTTGACAACGACCATTCAACGACATTTTTATTGAATTGTGTTTTTTGTTCAAAAAAATAAATCTCATCTGGAAAGCGTTCGAGCGGATCCGCGTCGGGCTGACCGTCGAGAAAGCGCGAGAATGTTTTAATCCGCGTGATTTTGCCGCCAATGAAGTCACCATAAGCAAGCATGGCCGCTTTAATGCCGTCAGTCGGGAATATTCGCAGCGTTGGCGTCGGTATCGCGCCTCTGCCGTTCCACGCAAACCCCTCAATCTCGATTGCAACGGGCGTGTAAATTTCGCCGTCAAAGGTGATAGCAGTTGCCGCGTGTGCAGCATTAGCCCAACGAGTGACGCCGCCACCCAACATCGTTAAATCGACAACGTAAAGCTCGACCAGATTGCCCGGTGAAAACTCTTGGACTGCGCTTTCAATCGTGTTAGTCATGGATTAATCAGCTTTCTGTCACGGCCTTAATGCTTTCGACGTTTGGTAATACGCGCTCTGCGTATTCGGCTTTCTTACCTGCGTTAAACTGCGACACAGGGCGAAAGTAACCCATAACACGCGTCCAGACTTCGCATTTTTGGCGGTTAATCCAGCCTTTATCAATCAGGGCGCCCATAACATTGTCGTCAAGCTGAATCTCGCCCGATAAAACCGCCAATACAAACTCTTTTGGCGGCTTTTGATCTTTTTTAATCGCCTCGAAAATCATTTCGTTGATTTCGTTCATGCTTATCCCCGATCCCCTTTATAAGTCGTAAACTAATTCAAAGGTCGCGCTACAGCCCTTCAGATTGCCATTTTGCCACGTTTCGGAATACTCTTCACAGATAAATTTCTGAGAAGTGGATTCACCCGGAAGCGTGTAGTTAAATGCAATGTAACCGGCCTGACCATCTAAAAAGCTTATAATAGCATTGATTTCAGATACTTCCAAATTATTCCACGACAAAAAATACTTCTTTTCTTTGGTGTTTATGCCATCTCCAGCGCGTTGTTTGTAGCCGTCGCCGAAGTTAGATTTTAAGATTCGGAATTTGTTAGAGCCGGAAAGCCCCACGTCGGGAGCAGTCGCAGGCAAGAAAGTATTAAGCGGCATTTAAAACACCTCCCGGTCGTTTCTCGCGCATAATAACGGCAACAACGGTATCGTCGATTGCTTGTCTAACTGCGGCAGATACGCGCTTGCCAGCATCTTCGTTTTGCTCTTTGGTGCCGCCTGTTACGTTAATATTGATTGAGGTATTTATAACAGTGCCAGAACCGACGGCTTTAACGCCAAGATCACCATTGCTTGTGCGTGTTAATGGCATGATAGCCTCTGCGCCTGCTTCACCCATCAAACCAACGCCGCCGCGCATTGGGAACATAGTAGGAGAGTTCACAACGCCGCCGCTTGCGAAGGCGGTAACGCCGCCTGCCGAGAATGCTGCGCCTTTTGCAAACTTCATGCTTGCGAACATGCCGCCAAGCAAACTATCGAGAGCTTTGTTGACAAGCATATCCTGCACGCGGTTAGCAAGGTTGTTGAGAGCATCACCTAAGTTTTTGCTGTTCATTATTGCATCTTTGAATGCGTAAGTTAGCTGATTATTCCACTGCTTTTGAGATTCTACTGACTTCTGAGCCGATTCGGTTAATTGCTTGTTTGCGTTCTGCTGTTCTTTCGTAAGAGTTACAAGCTGCCTAACTTCGTCTTGCTGCTGCTGAGTGGCATAAATATCGAGCTTTTTCTGTTCATTCAGAATTGCCATTTCAAGATTCACCTTGCTTAAATCGCCGCCGTATTCCTTGATTAGCGAGTTTCTGAGCAATTCCTGCTCGTATGACTCATACAAATTCGATACAAGCTCAATATTTTTGAGATTATATTTTTCAAACTCCTGCGATGTGCTTGCAACCGCTTCGCTAACTCCCCAAAACGCCTTTTCTTGCTTTTCAATTTCTGGTGTAGCGGCAGCACTCCCGCCTGTTGAGGCAATCGGCGCAACCAAAGGCGCTCTAGGTATGGCTGGTGCCTGCGTTACATTGCCCGTCATCATACCCATTGCGGCAAGCCCTATTTGCCTTGCAAGATCTACGTTTTGCTGATACGCGCGGCTAGTAGTGATTTTCTTAACCACTAGCTCGTCTTCTTTTTTCTTCAAATCTTCGACCATTGCAAGCTCTTTCTGAAGCTGCGCTAATTGGTCTTCTTTAATCCGTTTTTGGGCAAGCATTGCCTGATTTTGTAGCAAATAACCGCTACCAATACCTGCAATTTCGTCTTGTATTCTTGCAATATCACCAATAATTTCGTCGGTAGATCGCATTTGAGCGCGTCGCATTTGCAGCGAGGCTATTGCAGATCTTCTTGCGGCTTCTCCAGTGGCGCCCGCCATGTCTAACAAAGCATCTTCTTGCTTGCGCGTGTATTTTTCAAGTTCGATTATTTCCATGCGCATTTTGAAAAGATAGCCCAGAGCGCCGAGAACAGCCCCGCCGATAAGTACTACCGCTGCATTAAATGCGGTTACGGCAGTAGTAGCGGCAACAACGGCATCAGCTAAACCATAAAACCAAAGAGCGGCTTTCAACGTGATAATGCCCGCGACCGTTGCGCCAACCGCAATCAAAACGTCGTTAAGTAGTGCAGACTGTTCTTTATTTTTTGTAGCACCTTCAACCATTTTGTTGAGCCATTCAGCCCATTGCGTGCCGGTTTGAATCAGGTCGCGTAATGCCCCTACAACGCCAGCGGAACCAAGCACCATTGCAGTTTCAGACAATTCGCCAGTCAGCTTTTCCCAATCGCCTGCAATATTATCTAGTTTGATTTCTGCGATACGCTTCGATGTACCGGTTGCTTCATTGGCAACCACAATCATTTTCTCAAAAGCCGGGATACTGCCGGTTAATGCAAGAACCGCGTTAACGCCTTCAGCGCCGAATATCTCAGCGGCACGAGTAGCATCTAACCCTGCATCTGCAAACTTGCGCATGATGTTTTGAAATGAATCAAATTGTGGATTCACTTCTTTTACCTTCAAGCCCATGTCTAAAATGGCCTTCTGTGCTTCTTTCGACGGGCTTAAAAGCGATATTAACACACTTCTGTAATTCCTACCCGCTTGACCACCTGCAAGACCATTCTGAGCAAGCACGGACATGGCAGCAGCGGTTTCTTGCAAAGATATGCCGAGATTTCTAGAAATAGGGCCAGCGTATTTCATAGCCTCGCCAAGCCCTGAAACGTCAGTGGTTGATGCTGTAGAGATGGCTGCAAGCACATCGGCTGCCTCCGCAACGTCTTTTGCTTCAAGACCAAAGCCAGCCATGATGTTTGCAGTAATCTTTGAAGCCTCTGCCATGCCGATAGAAGCAGCAGCAGCAAGATCAAGGGTAGCTGGCAGCGCTTCTATGATGTTATTAACATTGAAACCTGCCTTACCAAGTTCGGCTGCAGCATCGGCAACCTGCCCGGCGGAGAATACAGTAGAAGCGCCTAATTCGCGGGTAACAACGCTTAACTTTGCCATTTCATCGGCGGTTGCGTTGGTCATGGCTTGGGCGTTTGATAACGCCTGCGTATACGTGGTAATTTCACGAACGGCAAGGCCAGCGGCGGCAACGGCAAATACTTTTAACATTAGCGCGGCTTGCTCGACTTGCTGCCGCAATTTTGCATTAGCTTGAGCCGCTTTTTGTGCGGCAGCAGACACCTTGTCGGTAGCTCCTGCAAACTGATTAGCGCCCGCTTGCGCTCCGCTTGCATCAATTCCAACGCCTAGATACGCTTCATAGGATGTCATAATCTGCCGCCTTTCGATTCAAACACAAATAGGGGAGCCTATTTTTTTAGCTTCCCCATTCGTTCTTCACGCTTTCTTTTTTCTTCTTTATATTCTATCATTTCCTGGTTCAATCCGGTAATTATTTTTACCAAAAATGCGCGAATTAGCGGGTCTGCTAGTCCAAAAAATTCACAATATGCTTTTATTTCACTAATCGGTATGCAGTCACATGCATTCCTGCTACCGCTTAACTCTTGATAAGCGTTCCAAGCAAAGTCTAAGCACTCAGGCAGTTCTGGAGCTTTGGCAAGAACCTTATGAACAATTCCTTTTTCTTCAGATTCTTCAACAAGGCTATCCCATTGCTCGGAGTAATTTAATCGGTATCGGTAGAACTCACGGGCTTTTTTTCGAGATCTGCGTCCTCGGTATCTTGGAAATTCTGCAATTCGGTTGCGGCAGCAAAAACATCCGCGAAAAAGTCAGGCATTTCGTTTGCAAATTCGATGAACTTTTCTTTCGTGAATGGGATTGTTTCGCCGTTAATTGAAACATTGCGCCAGTCCACGATTATATGTTTTGCAAACAGATTTACGTTAATCTGCCGCAATACGTCCATGTCCATTGTGTTCATCGCAATTTGCTTTGAAAAAGGTTTAAGCATTTTCATTTGTTCAGCGGCAAACTCTTTATTGGACTGCCCTGCACGTTTTACCTTAACTTCAATGCCGCCGCCAATAGGAACCCATGCGCCTTCTGATTCTTTTGCCTTGTTCACGCCGAAAAGTTTACGAATGTCCATACTTCCCCCGTCGTTAATTGATTTTGATAATGCGGCGAGGCTATTAACCCCGCCGCCAGCATTGATTAGGCTATGTTGCGCTCGATCTTGATAGTGCCGCCGAGAGTATTGTCATAATGCGCTGACCAAGTGATATTGAGCATTACATCGTCATCGTTGTTCGGTGAAAAGTGGTCTGCATCTGTGATTTTTACGTTTGGCAGAGTGATGGTGTATTTCTCTCCAGAGGTTTTGCCAAGAGTTACGGCAAGATCGCCAGCAGTGCCAGCGAGGAACAAATCCATCATTGCTTTTGTTTCGAAATAGAAACTTGCAGAACCAGTCACAGTGCAGCGCCCAGCAGAAACACGCACTAGGTCACGGCTACCGGCTACCGAACGACCGGCGAGACCATTGTTTACATTGATAGTCATGCTCATCAGCTTCGGCAGTGGTGATATCCAAGCATCGACGAGCGTAAAGGCATTAGCGCTATCAAAAATTTCAGTTGTGCCTGCATCAGTTACAGTGCCGGTTGCAGCAGTGCCGATAACTCCACCCTTGCCTACAAAAGTAAACGCAACAGTTATTTTTTCTTTTGCAGCAATGTTAATGGTCATGGTATCGGCAACCATGCCTTTGTAAAGCTCATAAACAGCGGCCAAACCGTTGCCAGCCTGCTTTTTCTGCAAAGTAAACGATTTCTGCGTGACACCGTTTACGATTGAATTGTTGGGCGCGCCTGACCAAGTGCTATACAGCACAGATTCAATAAAATCATCAAATGTGCCATAGCTCAATTCGCCGTCGATACCGCCGGAAGCGTCACCGCCGACAAGAATGGTGTCAGGCACGTTTCTGTCTGGCCTGATTTCGTCTGATACAACACTTTCGTTAGTGATTTTTAGGCTTTCGCCAGTCATGCGGATAGCCCGAAAAACGGGTGACGGTGATGTAGGGGTTACGCCCCACGCAGCCTCAGCAACATAGCTGAGTTCAGTTTGTGAACTGTTCATACAAAACTCCTTCTACAGTAAGCTATCGCGCTCAAACGGGCAAAAACAGTTAATCTGATAATACCCGTCTTCGGTGTTACCTATTACAACACAATAAGGCGTTTTAAATCGAATATTGTCGCTAGTTAAATTACGAAAAATTGCACAAAATTTATCGGCTAATGCGCGGGCTGGTAGCTCGCCCTGATTTTGTGGCGTAAAAACCTTAACGCTCAAAATATTCAGGTGACGGTGAATGTTTGTAATGCCGCCAATGCTAACTTGTTCAGCTGTGCCGTTCATGACAAAAAATCTGATATGCGCAATCTTATTGCCGCTACCATCAACTGGCACGGCAGAGCTGATACCCGGCCACAAAATAGGGGTGATTGCGGCAAGCGGGCTGCCATCTTTCCAACTGTTAACTAGAATCGTGGCAATGTTTGAAAATTCTGCTGAATATGTTTGCGCGGTTGTCATAATTTACCTTGCCCGTGGATCCTTACAAAATCTTTTTTGGCGGAGTTCAGCCAAGTCTTAACTTCGTTAATGCTAATCTGAACCATTCCAGCAGGCGCTTTAACGCTAGAATGACCATCAAATTCAATTCGCAATACATACGGCATTGCATTGTTAATCCAGATAACCTGCCCAACATTAATATCAGACATTTGAGCAACCGCAGCCTGAAACAATCCGCGCTCTGCCGCTGTTAAATCTGCATCATCAGCGGCATCAGTTGTTCTGTTTGCAGGCACGGTATCTTGTGCGCCGATGCTAATTGTCCAAGAGCCGCGCAGAGTGCCCTTATCAACAGGAGTTTTCCGCAGGATTCGTCGATAAAGCTCTAACGCAAGCCATTTTTGGAAAGCAACAAAAGTTTCGGGTAGAATTTTATTCTGAAATTGCTTTAAATCTGCGATAAACCCATTTAACTGTTTTCCTTTTTTGGGCATATCAACGCACCTGAGCCGTGAACGTAGCACCGGCAGGGTCTTTGCGTACTGGCGATACTATCAAATAGCGCCTTGTGTCGCCTACACGCTGAACTTGATCATCAACGGCAGGCGAAATGCTGACAGAGTCGGCCAAAAACACGATTTTATGATCTTCTGCCTTTATCTTTTCGCCGTCGATTTCATGGTATTTAAACTGCGTGATAATTGCCTTGCAAGGGTATTGCGCTTCGGTAACGGTAGGGTTTTCCCATGGGTTAGTAGGTGCCGTGGTTGTGCTTCTGATTATCGTAAAGTCGTAAAACAAGAACGGCAAAGCATCGCCGATAATCTTTTTCATCCCGCCGTCTAGTAATCCCATGTCTTAACCTAACAGCATCTCACAAGAGTCGATGTTACTTGCAGATGTGCCGGTAACAAGATTAGCAAGAAGGCCGTCGATAGCGGTGAAAGTGGTAGTAGAATTTGCACCATCCATATATTCAACCTCAACGGTATCGGCCTTAACTCGCTTGATTTCGCCGCCCCTATCAAGATCGGGAGTCATGCTATTGGCACTTATAAGCTCTCTCAATGCGGCTTCACACACTGCTTTTTGCAGGGCAGTAGGTATCAGGTCGTCATCAAGTTCTATGCCGTTTACATCAACACCCTGACGCGGCCACTCAAGCTCTTGCGTGCCATATTTGGTTGGAGTGCCTTTCCACTTGTTCTTGTAAATCGAATCCACCGCCTGAGTCGCGCGGATAATTGCGTATTGCTGATTTGACTCAGAACCTGCCGCCCATGCGCTATTACCGCGCAGAGCATGATAAGCGAGTGCGTAATCGTATGTCACATAGCTATTAGCATTGGCAACGATTGAGCCGTCTTCAACTATCAAAATATCGGGCGAAGGCATTAGCGGATCCTTTCAAACAGCAGTTTAACGCTTAATCTTCAAACTTAGCGAGCTTGCGAGAACGGGCAGAAATTGGCTTTTCTTCGATAGCTGGTGCCGGTTCTGCCTTAACTTCGGCAGGCTTCTCGGTTTCTGGCACAATTACAGCATCTTCGGCCTTTGCCTGCTCTTTGGCAACAGGTGAAATAGACCACAAATGCGGGAATTTTCGGACATAATCAATAGCGTCAATGGTGTGAACGTCAACACTTGAGCCGTCGAGCTTGTTATAAACACGGGTATAACCGTTCAGCAATTTCAATGACGCATTGGTTATAACGGGTTTTTCTTCATTAACTACTTTCATTTTTCCCCCAAATAATCGTTAAAAGGCAGGGGAATTGCTTCCCCCGCCGTCATTGGTTAGGCCGGGACGAGATAAGCGGTATAGGTCAGAGAGCTGACCGGAGAGGTTACGGCAATAGTTGCATAGCTGCGAACATAGCGTTTTGCAACGTTGTTGTGAACGTTGGTAAACGGAAGTTCGTAGCGCCCGGCACCCTGATCTACGCCGCCGGGGAGCTGTCCAGCGTCGCCAAGTTCAAGAGCTGCAAGAGTAACAATGTCAGCGGCGAAGTTGTCATCAGAACCCTGAATGGTGATAACTGATTTTGCACCAGGGCCGGTGCTTACAGCAGCAACATCGACGATTGCCTTGGCTTGCATGGCACTGACAGCATCGCCAAGATCGAGAACCTTAGCAGCATCAGCAACTACACCGGCAGCAGACGCGGTGATAGCGGGTGTGTTGGGCTTATGAAGAACGGTAGCGGCATCATAGGTGCCGAGATTAATTCTTGCGCTCATTTAAAAATCTCCTGAGATTAAAGTAAAAAGCGGGCAGGGCGATTAAGCCCCGCCCCGGTAAGTTACGCAGTGACGGCACCGTCGATGATGTCACGCAGACGAGCAGCAGCGCGCCCATGAAGCAGACAGAAAGAGGCATACCACTGAACGCGGGTTCTGTAGAGCGGTGCAGCTTCGATTAGGCCGAGGTCAGTTACCTGCATGCCGCCAGCTCCCTGAATACCAGTAAGCATACCGGGCATGAGAGATACAACGTAAATGCTAGTTGAGGCGGTAGAAGTGCCAACGGAAGAGGTCTCAGTGAAAGTAAGAACGGTGTCTTTACCAGAAGCGTCGGCAATTTCCACAACCGGAATACCGTTATAATGCATGACAGAAGCGCCGAACTGGTCAAGACCCATCTGAATGTTACTGGAGACAGAGCTAGAACGTGCAGCAGCAGACAGACGGCGTTTCATGGCCTTGCTCAAAAAAATATGAGTCGGGTTGGCAACTGCGTCGATAGCTTCATCGAGTTTGGCGAGTGAAAGAGCCGCAGGCGAGCCAGATGAGTTACTGATAACCTGATCTCCGGTCAGACGATTCTGAAGCCCATCAGGTTCAGCTGGATTCGTAGCGTTGTCGCCCTTGAAAAACGCACGCTGGAAATCCTGAGTGATAGCTTTGATTTTCATTGCTTCATGAACGCTGCGGGCTTCTTCGCCCATAGTATCAATGATAAAGCTGTCAACGTCTACTTCACCACCAGCAATGCGGAGTGGTTCGACGATAGGATTGATAACGCCAGTAGAAGCGGTGAAAGATTCATTTACGCCACGGAAGGCAACTGCTGGCAGAGAGCCTTCCTGAGCATAGTTGAGAGCGCCTCCGTTAATGTCAATAAAAGGCAGGTAGCGCATAACGTTGTTGGATTCGCCAAACATCTGAACAATCGCACCACGAACATCTTCACCATTGTTGATGTAAAGTTTTGCGGCTTCGATAAGAGTCATAGCAGCCATTTTAAAAACTCCTTTGAAAATTTTACGTTAAATGACGATTAGTTTCCACGTATCGCCGCGAGCTTGCGGGCAGCATTCAGCCGTTCCGCAGGTGACGTGTTTTTGTCGGCGAGCTTCAGACCTTCAGGTGTATTGGCGATTCCACGCCCGCCTGAGATCATGCCGCCGCCGGGGTTCTGTTTGATCTTGAGGATTGCGTCCTTGTGCGGGTATTTCTTAATCATGAGTTCAAGAGCTTCTTCAAAATCAGCAACCTCGGTCAATTTCTTTTCACTCAACATCGGGCTTCCGTCCTCACCGAGTGCAATTACCTTGTCATCTTCGGTTACCTTGAACCGATGGCCAAAAACCGCTTCAATCATATCAGGCGGCACGGCTACATTAGCTTTGATGAACGCGCTATTCAGGAAGTGATTCCTGATTGTATTTTTTGTCAGGCGCGATTCAAGATCTTGCGCCTTTTCGCTGACCGCTTTCAGCTTGTTTTCGTAACTCTGAATAGTTTCATTCAGGCGCCTGTCTGCAACCATCTGAAATTCGGCTTTCAGTTTGTCAAGTTCGCCTGCCTTAGCCATGTCAACCTGTTTCAGCTTCTCAACTGCATCAAGGTTTGCTTTCGCTGTTTCTGGATCCAAACCTTCAAATTGTTTTAATGCGGCTTCGGCTTCCTTGTATTTAAGCCTCCACTGCTTGTTTTCTTCGCTCAAAGTATGATATTTGTTAAATACCTCGTTTGCATCCAGCGGCAGTTCGGTGCCTTTTTCTTCGTCCACGAACACCGGCTTGCCGTCTTTAACTACGGCGTTCCCATCAGCAGTAAGTTTTAGTTTAAAAGCCATGATCTTCCGATCTCCTGTTTTTTCGAGTTTTCCAACTCGGATTTTATGTGGTTATTTTACCGCAAAAATTTGCGGTAAATTTACCACATGTTTCTTTCTACCACTTAATCGGAATCGTGTCAAGTCTACGGTGTGAAATATATTTTAATTTGTGCTTGCAATTCTGATTTGATTGCGTTAATTTGATGATAAATAAAAAACGGAGGTCTGAATGATGCAAAATACCGACCCGAAACATGGCGGCCTTCGCTACAATGAAGGCAAGTTGCGCTATGACCTGATTTGCCCTGAGCAGTTAAAAGGGCTTGCAAGCGTCTATACATACGGCGCAAAGAAATATTTGCCGCACAACTGGTCAAGAGGACAGGCATACTCAACAATCTTAGCCAGTCTGAAACGCCACATTGCCGCCTTTGAAGCGGGCGAAGATTACGACGCAGAAAGCGACTGCCATCACATGGCTCACGCAATGTGGAATTGTGGCGCGTTGATTAGCTTCGCCAAGTTCTATCCACAAGGCGATGATCGCCGTCACTCGTGGCAGAGAATCCCGCGCATTGGCCTCGATATAGACGGAACTATTTGCGCATGGGTTCAAGCCTATTGTGCCCGATACAACCTGTCAATTCCACATTGCTGGAACTTCGACCGCCATTTTGCCGAAAGAATGGCCGAACTGAAAGAAGATAAAGGCTTCTGGATAAACCTTGAGCCGCTAATCAAAGCTGAGCAACTGCCCTTTGAACCCGCCGCTTACATTACAAACCGCACAATACCGAATGAATGGACGCAGGAATGGCTTGATTTGCATGGTTTCCCAGTTGCTCCAACAATTACCGTTGCAAGTGACTCTGAGAAGGCCGAGCATATCACAAAGTTAGGGCTAGACTGGTTCTGCGATGACAGGTTTGAGACGTTCACAGAACTCAACAAGCGCGGTATATGCTGCTTCTTGATGGACGCAAAGCATAATCAGCGATATAATGTTGGCTCCAAGCGTATCATATCGCTGGTCGAGCTGAAGGAAAGATGGTAAGAATGAAAAAACTAGCACTAATCGGATTGATCTTGCTAACAGGCTGTCAGAACCCTATCGGCAGCGCAATCGACAAAGAAAGCGATAAAACACGCGCTGAAATGCTGTTGGAAATAGAAATAGCCAAGCAGCAGATCGCAGAGGGAACAAAGCGGCAGCTTGCAAGCGCAACGATTGAGATTAACGACACCATTATCAATGCGATCAACTATTTGACGATGGTAGGTTTATACCGATGAATTTTGCGTTGGCTGCAAAGGTCATGAAATTATGCTAACATTTATCGGCTTTTTACTTTGTATCGGATTAATTGCGGCATTTTACACGGTCGTCGAAATTTGTGGCGATCATGTTGATGATTTTATTAAGGGGAAACTTAAAAGAAAATGACAAATGAAGAACTTCTAGCAACCGCCGAAGTTGCACTCTTCAAGGCCAGTAGACAAAAACAAGATGCCGTAGACCTGCAACGGGCTATCAATACGCTCAGTCATTGCGTCAGAAACAATCTAATCGACAGCATAGACTTTGCGCGGGCTGTATTGCTGACCGAAATTGAAGAATTGCAATTTCTTTCACATAAAACTACCTAATAATTCCTTAGTCCAGCCCGATTGAGAATACACACGGCCTTTCAGCTTGTCAATGTGTCTCTCCCATCCGGCACGATACGGTAAAATCTTGTAATGCAGTTCACTGCCCCAAAAATAAGGCGTATCAGTCATTGGCACGCCGCATAAAATCACTTCTTCAAATCCTTCTTCAAATGCGCATTTAACCGCGAACAAGCCACTCATACCACCCCAATCGCTAGAACCTCTATCCATGCCTTTCGGTGTCTGGTTCTGCGAATTATAGCCGATTGATTTAAAATCCATGTTGTAACCAGCTGCTTTGCGTAAAGGAACCCACTCATGCCAACATTCGGGATGCAAAGTTACCCAATAGTCGGCGTGAATGGGATATTTAAAGCCCGTGTGGTTTACAACAAAGATTGCAGCGCCGTCTTTCATGTTGCCGATGCTATCAAGGTCAGATTGTAGCGTAGATGCAGAACCTAGCACTATTGCACGTTTTGTGTGGCGGTAATTGGATTTCACCCAGTCGAGTCGCAAACAATCTTTCTGCCACGGTTTTTCCGGCCCGGCGAAACAAATTATTTTTGCATCAATCGACGGCATGTGCTTGTAATTAAATTCATACCCATAAAACGAATACGCGCCATCTACGCACGATATATGCCCTGAGTTAACAACTTTACTCACCGCGTCGGTTATATCGCCAAGAAACACCGTTTCCGGCTCAAGGATAAGGGTTATATGATTTACGGTAGAGTGTAATTGTTTGAGATAATCCAGAACGTCATCGCCGCCACTACGCAGAGAAATTGCAGTAATGTCATCGCCCAAGCCCTCCCGATTATCAGTCATGTAAATCAGCTTATACTTGCCTTTATAGTTTCTGCGCAAGCAATCAGCCAAGATATTCACGTGCTCTGACTTTGTTTCAGGCTGTGCGACAACTACAAAGAATACTTCACGATTTTGGCACATAAAACATCCCTTTTTCAGTCTTTTCGCGCAATGCTTGCAAACTCATGACCTGCCCTGTTTGCGGGTTAAGCATATCGGCTAAGGTCAGTTTGCCATCTGCGTATAACTTTTGTCTACCTTTTCCGAGAACTTCGATTTGTTCTGAAATAGGCCGAGATTTCATCCATTGGTCGAAAGTCACGGCAGTTGATATTTGCCCGTCGATGCTTGAACGCGTGCTTGATGGCATTGCTGACATACCAGGAACGCCGAGAATATCTTCTAGATCTTTTAAAATTGGCAGTAGAATCGAACGACAGCCCCAGTGACCGTTAGGAGGCTGTAAAAATGGCAACGCCTTTGAACCGATAGGATTACCGTTTAAATCCCATTGAGCGCCATCATAAGCCCTACACAAAATAGTTGTGCGAGAATCCAATACAGAGCTATATTCCGTGCCCTTAATTACATCATCGTTAGCCCGATAAGCGTCTTGCCTTGCCTCGCTCATAACCGTTTGATAGCTAGTTCTAACGAGCGCCTCAGCATTGCGCCTTGCTTTCTTCAATAAACCCGGTTCATACGTTAAGCCTTCGATTACCTCATCAGTTACGCCGGGAACTCTGCCACGAACGCCCAACAACGACGGCTTTTGAGTGCCCATAACACGCGCTGACATTTGCTGCAAAGTTTCGCCTTTCGCCACGCCAACACGCATTACACGCTTAAACTCATCTTGCAATGATACAGCTTGCTTACTCCACCATTCAGCACTTGGCGCGCCTTCTATTAGCGTTTCGGTTACCAATTTCTCCAGCACTTCGCGCGAAACAACATAATCAAGCACATCGACTTTGAGAACTGCGTTGATAGCCTTTGCAGCAAATAAACCCTCTATTTCTGCGAGTGTAGCTAATTCGCTATGCAAAATGCCAACGATACCCTTATACTGGCTTTTAATCGTCTTATCGGCCATATTAAAAAGCTTGTTAAGTCGCTCTTGCTGATAAGCCGTTCTTGCAACACCTGTCGGGTCTGCATCTCTCAATTCGCGTTCAATTTCACGCATTAAATCCTCAAGTATGCGCGTGATATTCTTTGCGCTGGCGGTTTTGACCTTTTCCAAATCAAATGCACGCGCCATAAAAATATCTCTTAAAATATTAGCCGCGCTTGGCATTACACGCCCTCTGGATTATTCCGGTTTTCTTCTGCAAAAGCAACCTCTGACTCAATATCCAAGTCGTCTGATACGGTGCCTCGCCGCTTCAACTCACCATAAAGCGTTTCCAATCTCATTTCACCGGCTGATTTAAGCTCCATCAGGGCTGCAATCTCTCTGACATCTGATTGCGACATGCTATAAAGCCCGTCTAGCTTGGCAACGTAGTTAGCCTGCCCGTTTTTGCTTGCGGTGCCGAGATACAGTTCGTAGAAATATAGGGCCATGTTTACGGCATCAACAAAGTTATCTGCGGCTACCTTCAACTCACTGTTTGCGTCGATTGCATCAATTTCGGCCTCTGTTGCGGTATTCCGACTGCTTGATTTGTTGGCAGAATCGCTCATCAGCACTTTCAGACCGCAATAGCCAGCTTTAACGCGCAAATCTTCAAGGTTAAGCCTACCAGCTTCTAATGCCTTGCCTGAATGCTCGACGTATTTCAGACTGGCCTTATCGTCTTTAATCGCTATCATCTTGTTAGCGCCTACTGTGACTTCTTTGCCGTCTGAGCCGGTGAGAATCAACAACGGGAACTCTGCAAAGGCAATCGCATGTTCATGCGTGCTCTCGGCCTGGTAATACTGCACGTTGGTATAAGCAAGGTCTATCAGCGAGCTTGCGGCTTCAAAATCTGCTTTTTTGTCGCCGGTGTAAATAGGCACAAGCGGCACAAGGCCAAGTGTGTTTTTTATCGGATAATTCGGCGCGATTGTGTATTCTGCAAATTCTGGGGTTTGTTTAGCTTGGCTGCTTGCGGTGACAACCGGGCGCTCATAAACGGCAATCTCTGTCTGAGTGACCACGCGAATGCGGGTTAGTTCTTGAGTCGCCTTGATCGACTCATTAAACCGGGTAACACGCTCAAGCATCTTCGCATAAATAATCTTACCATCTTCATTTATCTCAACATCCAGCACATCCTCGGCAGGCATATAAAGAATATAGGGTCGATAGCCGATAGCGTTCACCTGAGCCTGTGTTCTGATCTCGTTCAGGTCGAAGTCGGGCGCGTCAACGTAAATAAAGCCTAGACCCTTCGCCCAGGCGTCTTTAAACGATGTATTGCAGAACTTAGCAAAAGAATCGCCCTTTTTGTTTGCGTCGTTCTGCAATTCGACGATCTTATCTGACAACTCAGACTTACCATCTGCCGCTTTAATCGTTATGGGTTTGTAGAAAACCTTCCCGGTCGCGAAATTAACTGCACGCTTGAAGAATGGCGCAAGAACGGCTTTTTGCAGGCGTTTCGCATAGTTTTTCTGGCTTTCGTTTTCGTGACGTGGCAGATATACTTCGCCGTGTGCCCGCATTACGCCTGTGCCACCGAGTAAGGCGTTAATCATCTGCCATTCTCTGACTTGTCGTTTATAAGCAGACGAAACCGCCGCTGTAATTGTTTTCGGCATTATTCTAAAAGCCATGTTAGTTCTCCTGCAAAGGTTATTTCATTTTTAGAGTAGCATACTTTTGAGATTGTGCAAATTTTAAAGATCGTAAGTTTGCACAGAATTAGAGCTATCAACGGGGAATTCTTCTGTAACATAGTAGCCAAGAGCCGCAGAATTAGAAACTAAACAACCATTTGCCAATAAAAAACAACCGTTTTCAACTGTCGGACAAAATGTTTGTATTGTTTTGTGTGGCACGACGCTTATTACTTGCAATGATGCAAGACCGTTTGCAGAATTTTTGCGATTTGTGCGCAAGCGTTTTAAACAAAACTTGGCAATAAGCGCACGCAACTTCGATATATAGTTCCTCTGAATTAACACTTTTTCATCTAGTAAAGCGGCATTCTTTGGAGCAATATTTGTTTGCAACATATTTATTTGCTGAAAATTCTTTACCGCAAGTCGGGCAAGTTTTGATGTCTTGCGGAATGGTTGTCTTTCGTTATTATGAAATAACTCATTATACAAGAAATCCCCTTCAATGTCAATGGCCTTTTTCCAGCCAGAAAGCGTTAAAAACTCATGAGTTGGAGTGCAAATAATTTCTTCGCCGTTAGACAAAAGCACTTTTACTGTTGGCTTTATCCCAGTAGGCTTCCCACCGTTAATATAGTTGTGCATTTTCCCGTCGTAACCTTTGATTTTGCCAGAATCAGAAATGCTATCAAGTCGCTGAATGCCACGATTAGTTTGCACCAAAGTATCGCCAGAAAAACATTCATGTCCAATCATCTTATTTTTCTTCTCGTCAATTTCTCCTGAGCCGCCTTCTAACAACGAAAGCTGCTCCAAATCCTCTATCAACTTAGGAGCTGCAACGGCATCAACCATCATGCGACGAACGCCAGTAACCGAACAAAACCGGCTATTCATGGAGTTAATACGCTTTTTTATTGGCGGGTTTGCGCGTGGATATTTATAGCTAATTCTATTTGCAAACTCTGTATTTTTGAAGAAAGCCTTAATTAAATCCCAATCTGAGCCGCTTACCGCGCTCGCGGTCTTGTTGCCACCAGCGGCATCGCCATAGCATATTATTTCGCCTTTGTGGTGCTTCCAGTCGTTGTATAGGCGCTGACACACGATTAAGGTGTTAGAATTTTGAGGGATCCATACTTCGCCGATAACTCCGGTGCCGATAACTGGCTGTTTAAGCCAAACACCGTTATGTAGCACTTCTTCAAACTGGCCGGGTAGTTGCTGCTCTTGGCAAACTACCGCGATACCAGGCGAGACGTTAAAATCGAAGCAAAATATCAGCGGCTTGCTGGGATTATGCCATAACTCGTGCTTATAATTTTCACGGGTAAAAGCATAATAAACGCGCCCCGTAAAGTTTTCGAAGCTGGCTTCAAATTCCTGAGCAAAAGAGCGGGAATCCATTCTATCTTGGAATTTTTTCACCTCAATCGGACTCATTACCTCGGCGCTTTTCCAGGTGAAAAAATCCCATTCATCAGGAAACTTTAAAGAGTTTTTACTTATCTCGTAAAGGTATGCCAGCCCATTAGGAACGCCAGTATACATTGCCCATGCGCCACGGTCGATAAACATGGGGTCAATATGCTCTTCCCACGCGGAACGCTTAATATCGTCGACTTCATCCGCCAGAAGGCCGTCAATCGGCGCGCCTTCTATGCGTGCTGGGTTGTCTAATCCTGCGACAACGATAGTCGCCCCGTTTAGTAAATAAATTTCGTGCTTGCTTATGTTAGGTTTCCTTGCCATGAGCTGAGGCGGTATCATGGCTAAAAAATCACTCCAATACACATTGACAGACTGCTTTTGAGTTGGGCAAGCTGCGATGTATCGCGGGTTGATAAAGTTAGAACCCTGCCATATGCGCTTTAAAAATTTGCGCTTTGCTCTTTCTGTTTTGCCTTCGATGAATCGTCTTTGCCCTTGCCGATTAAAGCAAGGGCATCAACGACCCGACCGCCTTCCAGCGGCCACCACCTCATAGCGTTTGTTCGAATTAGTAAAGCGTACTCCCTCTGGATTGTCAATCATGGGCCACAAACGGCGTTTCCATCGCGGTATTGATTGTTGTGTCATTCTACTTATTTACCCATTATAAAGCCTTTATAAATTCCGATAGAGTTTCTTTTATTTCTTCAATATTGTCAGCGCCAGATTCTTCTCTGAAATTTTTCCATAATTCTGGCTCTCGATTGGTAAGCCAAAATCTAATCGCATTCACATCTGGAACGATATGCCTTTTTACAATCTTTTTCTTAATTACCTGCTTACCCTTTTCATCTTTGCCTATTTCTTGAGTAACCTCGTCATATTCAAATCCAACGCACCTCTTATAAAGCGCATTCTCTACGATTATGTTTGCAGGCCGCTTGCCGCGCTTAATTGCCTCATAAAATTCAGCGTATTGCTTCTGATAGCGGTAGTATGCGTCTAAGCTAATGCCTAGATTCTTTGCAATATTCGCATCGGATAAGCCTCTACGGGCATAACCCTCTGCAATATCGACGAATGACGGGTCGTATTTACTCTTAGCGCCCGCATTGCTTTTTCGCCCCTTCTCAGGCTTCTGCTTTCCAGCCATAACTACACCTTCCAGTTTATTTTACGTGAGCCTCAAGCCCTTCAATGGCCGCCATTACAGCCGCTTTTATCTCTGCCTTTTGGCTCATATCGTCGATTATAATAATAATTTTATCATTCTGCTTAACGCCCTCTTGAGATTTTTCAGACCCATCATCAGGCGTCAAACCTTGCGCTTTCAGCAATTCCGCTTCCAAATCAAGGCCAAAATCCTTAAACTCAACATCTGGCATTGCCGCACATTCCCGCATCAGCTTTTCAAGCTCCCATTCGGCAATAGAAGCGGTTGAATTGTCGATTAGCCTGAATTGTTGCGCCTGTTCTGGCGTTAAGTCACTTGCGACAATAACAGGCACTTCTTTCAGCTTCAACTGTTCTGCTGCCAATTTCCGAGTATGCCCCGCAAGGATTACGCCCTCAGAATCAACAATAATCGGGACTTTAAATCCATATGCCTTGATAGACTTTGCGACGGCTTTAACCGCCCCGTCGTTATTGCGCGGATTGTTTTCATATGGACGAATGTCGCATATTTTTCGTATTTCAATCTGCATTTATCAATACCGCCTTTTGTCCAGTAAAGTCTTCCCAGCGTTTAACGATAACATCGCAATACTTCGGATCCAACTCCATTAGCCTTGCATATCGGCCATTTTGCTCTGCGGCCATTATAGTCGTTCCGCTCCCGCCAAAACTGTCCAATACAATGTCCGCTCCCTTAGTGTTGTTCAGCATTTGGTACCCAAACAACGCAACTGGCTTCATGGTTGGGTGCTCGCCATTTCTTGATGGCCGATCAAACTCTAGGATTGTTGTTTGCTTGCGATCAGAAGTCCAAAGATGACCTGCACCTTCTTTCCATCCATACAGGCACGGCTCATGCTGCCAATGATAGTCTTGTCGCCCCAGCACCATAGAGCTTTTCTTCCAAATCAAACACTGGCGAACCTTCCATCCAATGTCAAATGCGGCACCTCTAAAGGTGTAGCCCTCTGAGTCGGCGTGCCAGATATAAAAAACAGCTCCGGGCTTCATTACGTTATCAGCGGCAGCGTAACACCTCTTCAAGAACTCTCTAAAGTCGCCATCGCTCATTGAGTCGTTCTGAATTGTCATTGCTTCCTTAGTCTTGCCCTCATACGCCACGTTATACGGCGGGTCGGTAAGCCACATATCGGCTTTATGCCCATCCATAAGTTTTTCGACCTGCGCCAAGTCAGTAGAATCCCCACACATAAGTCGATGATTACCAAGTTGCCAAATATCTCCAAGTTTTGTTATTGGCACTTTCGGCGGCTCAGGAACATCGTCAGGGTCAGTTAATCCTTCTTTGCTTTTGCCGCCAGTTATTGCGGCAAAATCGCCATCATCAAAACCAATAGCCGACAGATCAAAATCCTCTTCTTTTAATCCTTCAAGCAGCTCTTTTAGAACGTCATCATCCCACTCAGCAAGTTCAGAAGTGCGATTGTCGGCAATTCCAAATGCGGTTATATCGCTGCCTTTTAAATTCGTGCGAACAATATCTATTTCTTCCCAGCCTAATTCTTTCGCGGCTTGCAACGTGCCATTTCCGGCAACGATTACATTTTCAAATGTAACCACAATCGGCTTTTGCTGTCCAAACTTTGCTAGACTTCCCTTGATGGAATCAAGGTTTTTTTTGCCATGCTTTCGCGCATTAGCGGGATCTAACACTAATGCGTTGATTGCTACTTTTTCAATTTTCATTGGTTTGTCCTTAGGGTAAATTTACCACACATTGCGGTATCGTGCAATTTATTTTTCTATTTGATTATAGTACAGAATATTGAAATCGTGGAATATCTGAAAAAACCGCCAAAGAAAACGGGGTTTTTAAGGAGATTGCAGAATCAATGATGGCAAATTTTGAATTGCGGGCTTCTTAAAGAAATTAAAGAAATAAATATAACAGATCAGATCAGAAGGTGAGGTCACCGTGGGTAGACGGTGACCCCACCGTGGGGTCAAAAAATATTACCAATACCCACGGTGACTCTACCAAATCGTGGAATAATTTGAAAATTTTAATTGACAAATGGTTGTGGTTGTGGTAGTGGTAGAGTTAAGCATCAATTTACGGAGGGTTAAATGAATGAAAGACCTTAAAAAAATGCGCATTAAAGCAAAAATGACGCAGTTCGACTTAGCAAAGTCGATGAAAGTATCGGTGAATACAATCATCAAATGGGAAAACGAAGTTAGCAAACCGAGCGCTGAAAATTTAAACAAATTAAAAGAGTTGTTCGATCCCACCGATAAAATTTGTGACGACTGCATGGGAGAATGACATGCCGAAAAGAATGATTAATTCTGATATATGGTCAGATAAGATTTTTGAAGGGCTTGGCTACAAAGAAAAGCTGCTTTTTATCTATCTAATCACAAGCCCTTATACTTCTCAAGCTGGCATAGGACAAGCTACGGATAGAAGAATTGCAGGCGATACTGGCCTAGATATAAAAGAAATACCTGATATCATGCTGAATCTTGATGGCTTAGTTGAGCGACAACAAGAATGGTTTTGGGTTAAAAACTTTCTTGTGCACCAAGGACAAAATCCAAGCTTTTGCATGTCAGCGATTAAATACGCCGAAAAAACGCCTTTCTCGGAAAAGGTTAAGGAGATTGCAGAATCAATGATGGCAAATTTTGAATTGCGGGCTTCTCAAAGAAATCAAAGAAATAAATATAACAGATCAGATCAGAAGGTGGGGTCACCGTGGGTAGACGGTGACCCCACCGTGGGGTCAAAAAATATTACCAATACCCACGGTGACTCTACCAAT